ATCTAAAAATTATTTTAATTTAATAAAAAATAAAGAAAAACTTGAATGTAGCATTTGTTATGAAGTTATAACCTGTGAATGTTGTTTTACTCTACTATCGTGTTCTCATTATTTTCATAAAGAATGTTATGATAGTTGCTATAATACAAAGTGCCCTAATTGTAATCAGTAATTTTTTTAAAATTGATATATTTAAATATATAATTTAGGGAAAATTGATTTAAATATTATATTTTATATATATATAATATAAAATGACCGAAATTGAGAAACTGGAAGAGTTCTTAGCAACAAAAAGCAAAAATACAGCTATATCATATAGGCGTCAGTACAAAATTTTAAGTGAATTATTAGATAAAGATGTTAATACAACAGGCGAGAAAATTATCGTAATGGCGACTAAAACACTTGATAATATTAACAGTATTCAAGCAATGCTGAATATCGCGATTGTGGTTAAAAAGATATACGATAAACCACATAATTTATTAATAGAACAGAGGGATAAAAATAAAGCTATGGTGGAGATTAAAACTAAAGTAGCTAATGTTGAATTATCACAGAAATTACCTTCATATAAAACTCTGGTTGAATATACTAATAAATTATACGATAAAAATAAATTTACTGAATATGTTGTAAATTATTTATTGATTAACTATTTTGTCCGTAATCAAGATTTACTATTTGAGATTGTCCCACGAAAAAAAGATGCTATTGATAAAAATATGAATTATATGTGGCTACCTAAACACGGTAAGAAGGTAGAATATATTCGTAATAATTATAAAACAGCGGAAACATACGGTAAAAAAACTATAATTATAACAGACCCTAACTTTATTTTAGCTATTAAAAGAATAAATGCTTGTGCTAAATATAATTTAGATTGCGGTACTATTATACCTACAGATAGTCAAGTAGGATATTATGTAAAAAAAATGACTTACGAAGAATTAGGGGAAAGTAGTTATTTTAAGATCGCAGTAAATCATTTTAAAGACGATTTACAAAAGCTGAAATTAATGAGTAAATACAGAGGGACTGATGTAAATACTATTATATCTAAATATGATATTAAAAATCAATAGTTTAGGGAAAATAAAAAATCTATATTTAAATATATTAATTTAGTAAAATTGAATTTAAAGATATTTTTTATATTATATATATATAATATAAAATGGCTGTTGTTTTAGAGGAATTAGTTGATTTAAAGAGAGTTAATTACCTGTTAGATACATACACATTTGATAATTTTTTAACCACTTGGGACGGTAAAAAAAAAGATGCAAAAGTGCAATATGAAAATATTATTAAATACTTAAACTTTAAAATATTATCATCTAATAATTATGTAAAATATAATTACTCTAAAAAACGTACATCAGGTAGATTGATAGGCGATCATACTATACAATCTTGTTTAAGGGATATAAGAGGTTTTATTTGTGATGGTATTACTACTGATATAGATATGGTTAATGCACACCCTACTATATTACTACAACTATGTAAAAAATATGATATACATACCCCTAATCTTACTATGTATGTTGAGAAAAGAAAAGAATGCTTAAATGATATTATTGAGAAAGATAATTTGCTTTATAATGACGCTAAAAAACGAGTTCTTATATCTACTAATATGGATACTAAAATTAAAACAAATAGTGACTTTTTAAAAAACTACGATAATGAAATGAAATTAATACATAAAAAGTTTTTATTATTAGATGATTTTAACTATGTTAAAGAATTTGCTAAAACTGATAATTTTGAAGGTAGTTTTATTAATCATATTCTTTGTATTTATGAAAATATAATTTTAACATCTATGCGAACATTTTGTACTCTTAATAAAATTATAGTACATTCATTAATGTTTGATGGTATGATGGTATACGGTGATATTAATGAATTCACACTTTTAGAGATGCAAAAATATATTAATAAAAATACTATATTTGTTGATATGAAATTATCTATTAAACAACACGAATACGATTTTACATTACCTGATAATTATAACCCTGCTAAAAGAATTACTTATGAAGAATTAATTAAAGATTTTGAACGAGAGAATTGTAAAGTTGGATGTGAGTTTGTTTGTGAAAAGCATAATGTTATTAAAATTTATGAAAAAATTAAGTTTATGACTTTACACGAAGAACTAACATATATTAATGAAAAAGGTGAAAAAGTCAGTTTTATTGAGAAATGGATTAAAGACGCTAATAAGAGAAAATATGATATGTATGATACTATACCAAAAGACAACTTATGTCCTGATTATGTATATAATATGTGGAAAAAATTACCAGTTGAGATTATGCCTACTCTTGACCCAAATGAATATATTGAAAAGTCTTTAAATTGGTTTTTACACCATATTAAAGTATTAGTTGATTATAACGAAGAGCATTATAATTTTGTTTGTATGTGGATCGCACAAATGTTTCAATACCCAGAAAATAAAAGTATTCATTTGGTGTTTGTTGGAGATGAAGGGACTGGTAAGGGGACTTTTGTAAAATTCTTTACTACTATGTTGGGTGGTGGAAACAGATGTTTTAGTACGAGTGATCCACAGGAAGATATATTTGGTAAGTTTAATGATAGTATGAAAGATGCGTTTTTAGTAATAATGAATGAGGCTGATAAAAGCGGAACATATAATAACAATAGTAAATTTAAAGATTTAATTGATATGCCTATAATTACCATTAGACCAAAAGGACATACTCCATTTACTATGAAATCAGTACATAGGTTTATGAGTTTTTCAAATAATGCTGATCCATCCATTAAAAATAAAAGAAGAGATTTTACTATGAAAACAAGTAGTGATAAAGTTAATGACGAACAATATTTTACAGAAGGTAATAAATATGCTACTGATTTACAATGTTGTAAATATATATATGATTATTTTATGAATTATTCTACTAAACCTAATATAATGGAAAAAGATATACCAGTAGGAGAATATGATACTATGTTAAAACAAGAACAAAAAGAACCACTTGTTAGTATGCTTGAAGATTTAACTTATGAGAATGATTGTAAAGGTGAAAAAGATTATACACCTGATACTTTATATAATATATATAGTGAGTTTTGTAGTAGAACTAATGTAAATAATAAATTAAACAAATTAGCTTTTTGTACTAGATTAGGATTTAAAGCGTATGATGGTATTAGGAAAACAGTGAAGAAGATTAATAAGAAAGCATCTAATGTATATATGATTGATTTTGAAAAACTAAAAATATCATTAAAATTAATAGACCTTGGTACACTTGAAGAAATGGTAAATAGCGGGTATGATACTGACTGATTATAATGTTTTTATTCTTTATATTTTATATATTCTTTAAAATATAAAGGTTATAGGTTATAGGTTATAGGGTTAAAATATACAGATAGGAGAATAATATTTTTTTTTTAAAAAATCAAAAAATAAAAAAAATATATAAAAAGAATTTCGGAGTTTTTTTGATGGTATAACCTATAACCTATAACCCCCATAACTTCCTAATTAGGAAATATTAATTTCTTGTACTATTTGGTAAATCAATAGATACATTCCTTAATTCATTAGGAGGTATAACAGAACGCTCTATGCTGATTCCACAACACGATATACGAGTACATCTACTCTTCAATATACAAGCAAGAACTCCACTAAAACAACCTATAAACATACCTGCTACTGTTAATAAGAAGCCTTCACTCAAGGGAAGTTGATATTCACTCATCTTTATTATTAGACAACATTTTCTTTTTTTGATAGTATTCCTTTTGATAAGCTAAATACTTCTCTCTGTTCTGTTTGTTATATTCTGTGTTTTTTGCTATTATAGCCTCTCTGTTTTTCAAATAATATTTTTTCGTGGCATTATATTGATAATTTATATTTTCCATTTTGTATATATTAAAAAAATATAATAAATTAAATAATATTTAGCAATTATATATAATGTTAAAAGAATTATCACAAAATCTAAATGGTTATAGCGATAAATCAACTACTCATAGCTATATAGATTTATATAACAAATTATTATATAGGATAAAAGACACGGCACTAAATGTATTGGAAATTGGAATAGGTAATTGGAATGATTCAGTCAATGGAGCATCAATACTTTTATGGCTAAAATACTTTAAACAAGCTGATATATATGCTATTGATATTATTAGCCAACAATATATGATAAATGATATAAAAAATAATGATAGAATTAAAATATTTAGTGAAACAAACGCTTATGATAATACATTTGTAAATAAAGAATTATCTAGTATAAAATTTGATATGATTTTAGACGATGGACCACATAGCCTACAATCTCAATTAGAATTTATCAAGCTATACAGTCCGTTATTAACCGAAAATGGTATATTAATTATTGAAGATGTACAAAATATAGAACATTTTAACGATTTAATTGATGAAACACCTGATGATTTAAAAAAATATATAAAAACATATGATTTACGACATAAAAAAGCAAGAAATGATGACCTAGTTTTTACAATAGATAAAATAAATTAATTACATATTTTTCAATTTTTTATTTTATTTAGCAATTATAAATGGCTGTATTTAATTCTAAAACATTTTCAAAACACGAACACTATATGACCCCTAAATATGCTTGGGAGAATATAAAACAATATATACCAAAAAAAAAGATATGGGAGGCGTTTTATGGTGATGGTACTAGTGGTAATTATTTACAAGAATTAGGGTTTGATGTTATACACGAAGAACGAGATTTCTTTACATCACCACCCGACGAATGGGATTTAATCGTAAGCAATCCACCATTTAGTAAATCACGAGAAGTAATGGAAAAATTATTAGAATACGACAAACCGTTTATTCTAATAATGCCGTCAAGTAAAATAAACACAAGTTATTTTAGAGAATGGAAAGATAAAGGAATACAAATTATCATTCCTCGTAAAAGAATACATTTTATTAAACATGTTGATGGAAAACCCGTAGAAGGTTGGAAAAATGCATGTGCTTTTGACTGCTTTTACTATTGTTATAAAATAGATTTACCAAAAGATATATTATGGATAAAATAAATTAATTACATATTTTTCAATTTTTTATTTTATTTAGCAATTATATAAATGAATTGTTATTGTATTAGCCTACCTGAAAAGACTGAATTAAGAGCGAGATTATCTAATTTAGAACAGCATTTTGGTGATAAATTTAAATGGTTTGATGGAGTAAGACTAACAGAAACAGAATGGAAAAATTTAGTTTTAACTAATTATATATCGCCACAATACCGAGGTGGTCGCAAAGATTTTAAAGAGTTAATAGGAGAATGTGGTGCTTGGGTGGCTCACAGAAATTTATGGAAAGAAATAGCAGATAAAAAGTTACGAAAGGTTTTAATAGTAGAAGATGGTAGTGTATTTAACCCTGAAAGTCTAGCAAAAATTGAATATGGTGACCAGCAGATTACATTTGTTAATGAAGAAACACGGCAACATAACGGTAAATTATTAGGTTTTGGATTAAACGGATATATCATAGGATATAAAACTGCTAAAAAATTACTAGAATTAACAAAAAGTATAATCATGCCATTAGATTTAATGGTTATAAATATGTGTAATAATGGTATATTTACTTGGTATAAAGGTCTTGATTGTATTAAAAAAGATAGAACAATAGCACACTCAACAAGTGATAAACTAATAGACCAAAATAACGACTTTTCTAATAAACAAGATTTTAGAACATTATTAGAGAGATTCTTTTTAAACAGCAAGGAGGTAATGATACGAACAAAACCTAAATTAGCATTTTGTGCTACACATTATACATTAGGAACAGGTTATGCTAAAATAGGATATGAATTAACACAACATTTAGTACATGATTTTGAAGTGCTTTATTTGGGTTTTCAAAAGGCTTCATTAAATCTGTGTGAAGATAGAGAATTAGATAACA